GTGGTTTGATGCGCGCGCCAAGCTCGCAGAAATCGAAAGCCGCCCCCAAGCCCACACAGGAGCAGTTGATATGAACCGCGCCGACATATTGGACGCCGCCCGCCAAGCCGTGATGGTGGACCGGGCCGCGACACATGGCAGTGCCGAACGCAATTTCACGCTGATCGGTGAATTCTGGTCCAGCTACACGGGCGCGACGATCACCGCGACCGACGTTGCCGCGATGCTGGCGCTGTTCAAGCTGGCCCGGATCAAGGCCAACCCGGCGCACATGGACTCGTGGTCCGATGGCTGCGGGTATCTGGCCTGCGGGGGCGAGATTGCAACCAAAGGGTAGGCGGGGAAATGATTTCAGAAGCCCTGTAGCGCCCGCGTTTTGGCCGATCCTGCCCGAACTGGGATACCACGGGATATTCCCCAAACCCGGCGCGACATACCACCGCCAGCCCTGCCCGAAGTGCAGCCCGTGGCGCGACAAATCAGATGAGCCGTGCCTGGTTGTGCAGGTCATCAGCCCCAATAGCGCGGCGGTGGAGTGCCATCACTGCGGTCATCAGGAAAGGATTACAGCATGAGCGAATGGCAACCAATCGAGACGGCACCAATCGTCGGGACGATCCTCATCGCATCTTGGTCCGAGGGGCAATCTAGGTACATCATCGACGCGGGATTCTGGGAAGACTTCGAAGGCGGCGCATGGTGGCCGTACACCATCACAAACCCAACCCACTGGATGCCAATGCCCGCACCGCCGGAAAAGCCGATGAAGCCATGACATTGCAAAAACGCGCAAACCTGATAAAGTGCGCCAAATCGACCGGGCCGAATTGCCCGAGATGAAAGCGGGAAATCATGACGGCGAACAAAGAATTTCCAAACTATAAAACCGCCTCAGTGGCAGACTTGATCCCATACGCCCGCAACAGCCGCACGCATTCGCCGCAGCAGGTGGACAAGATCGCCGCCAGCATTCGCGAGTTTGGCTTTCTAAACCCCATCATCGTTGACGGCAAGAATGGCATCATCGCAGGGCACGGGCGCGTCATGGCAGCCCAAAAGCTGGGGCTTAAGGAACTGCCCGTTATTGAGGCAAGCCATCTCACCGAGGCCCAGCGCCGCGCCTATGTGCTGGCAGACAACCGCCTGGCCCTAGATGCTGGCTGGGACAACGACCTGCTCAAGATCGAATTGCAGGATCTGCAGGCCGAGGGCTTTGACCTGAGCCTGACGGGCTTTCATGTTGGCGAGATGGCTGCGATGTTTGATGATCCAAACTTTGAGCCGGGAAGTGAGGACGATCAGGGAAAGCTGGACCAGCTTGCGCCGAAGATGATCCAGTGCCCGCATTGCGGCCAAAACTTTGATCTGAGGGAACATGGGCAAGGCTGATTTACGCATAGATTGGGCCACGCACGCTGCGGCAAAGTATGCTGTGGAGACGTGGCACTATTCGCGCGTCTTGCCTGTTCCGCCGCTAGTGAAGGTTGGTGCTTGGGAAGCGGGCAAATTCATTGGTGTGGTTATCTTTAGTCGCGGCGCCAACAATAACTTGCTTAAGCCATTTGGCCTGACAGCCACAGAGGGGTGCGAACTGACGCGCGTTGCGCTTACAAAACACGATGCGTCAGTATCTCGTGTGGTTAAGCTGGCAATGCAGTTTCTGAAGCGCAACAGCCCAGAGTTGAGGTTGATCGTATCGTTTGCTGATCCAAATGAAGGACACCACGGCGGGATTTATCAGGCTGGAAACTGGATATATACTGGACGACAGCATCCAACGACAGAATACATTGCTCCTGATGGCAAGCAGTGGCACGGTCGAATGGTGTCAAAGGATGGCAGAATTAAGGTTCAAGGTAAATATCGTCCATGTTGGCGCATTGACCAATGCACGCCAGTTGAGAAACCTGGCAAGCACCGTTACCTAATGCCCCTAGACGACGACATGCGAGCACGTATAATGCCACTGTCTAAGCCATACCCAAAGCGTGCGAAGCAGGCGATGACCGACGACCAGTCGGCACAGCGGCAGGGCAGCACTGACCCGCACGCTCCACAAGGATTAGATCAATGAGCCGCAACCCGCACGAACCGTCAAAGGAAAGCCGCCAGCTTGTGCAGCTTCACGCGACCATCGGAACGCGCCAAGACATCATTGCAGACATCCTCGGCATCGATGGCAAGACCCTGACCAAATACTACCGCGAAGAACTGGACCAAGCCACCGCGAGAGCCAACGCTGCGGTGGGCGGCGCGCTGTTCAACAAGGCCAAGGGTGGCGACACCGCCGCCATGATCTTCTGGATGAAAACCCGCGCAGGCTGGCGCGAAAAAAATGAAATCGACCACATATCCAGCGACGGCAGCATGACGCCGCAAGTAGTGGAGCGCGTCATCGTCCAGGCAAAGGATGCCTAAGAACCGCCTGCAAATCCCAACAACAGCAGCGTTCATGCCGCTGCTCGATCCATCCCGATACAGATGGTTTCACTTGATGCGGGCCGAAATTTGTGGAACACTGTCGTTGTTGAAGCGTCGATGTCCACGGGCTTCGGCCCGCGCTGATGTCCACCTATATGGGAAGCCAAACCTGCCAGGGTTTGGCTTTTCCTGTTTAAGGTCCCCCGCATCAAGGCCGATTGGCAACCTTCGGCGCAACTCCCGGCTTCAACCCGACAAGCTACATTTTTAACATGAAAAACCGCTTCAAAGAAGACTGGCGCGATAAAGTCGAGAGCGACCACACATCCAGCGACGGCAGCATGACGTTGCAAGTGGTTGAGCGGATCATCGTGAAAGCAAAAGATGCCTAAGAACCGCCTGCAAATCCCAACAGCAGCAGCGTTCATGCCGCTGCTCGATCCATCCCGATACAAAGGCGCGTGGGGAGGCCGGGGGTCAGGCAAATCCCGCTTCTTTGCTGGCCTGATGGTTGAAGAACATCTGCGCTTCCAAGGCCATCGCAGCGTCTGCATCCGCGAAGTGCAGAAGTCGCTCAAACAATCGGCCAAAAAGCTGATCGAGGATACAATCCAAGCCTACAACCTCGGCGAGGCCCAAGGATTCAAGATATTCCGCGAAGTAATCGAGACGCCAGGCGATGGGCTGATCATATTCCAAGGGATGCAAGATCACACCGCCGATAGCGTGAAGTCGCTGGAAGGCTTTGACCGCGCATGGGTCGAAGAAGCCCAATCGCTCTCTGACCGTTCCCTGTCCCTGCTGCGCCCAACAATCCGCGCCGATAATTCTGAACTTTGGTTTAGCTGGAACCCTGCCCGCGCTACCGATCCGGTTGACCAGCTATTGCGCGGATCATATCTGCCGTCAGGCGCAAGCGTGGTCCGTGCCAACTGGTCGGATAATCCGTGGTTTCCCGACGTGCTTGATCAGGAGCGGCGCGATTGCATTGCTAATCAGCCGGAACGCTATGGCCACATCTGGGAAGGCGAATATGCCACCGTGCTAGAAGGCGCATATTATGCCAAGCACCTCACAGACGCCCATCTAGAGCGGCGCATTGGCTTCGTGGCGCGCGATCCGCTGATGAAGGTCTACACGTTTTGGGACATCGGCGGCACGTCCAGCAAGTCCGATGCAACATCAATCTGGGTGGCGCAATTCGTCGGGTCAGAGGTGCGGGTGCTGAACTATTACGAGGCTGTCGGCCAGCCATTCGAGGCGCACGTGAACTGGCTGCGCGCCAATGATTATGAGGATGCAATATGCGTTTTGCCGCACGACGGGCGCAAGCACGATCAGGTCTATGCGGTCACGCCCATGTCATACCTGCGAGAGGCAGGCTTTGCCGTGGAACTGGTGAAGAACCAAGGCGCTGGCGCTGCATTGCAGCGGATTGACGCAACGCGCCGATTGTTCCCCTCGATCCGGTTCAACGCTGACACCACAGAAGGCGGGCGCGATGCTTTGGGCTGGTATCACGAGAAACGGGACGAAAAGCGCGGCATTGGTTTGGGGCCAGAGCATGACTTTGCAAGCCACGGCGCGGATGCCTTTGGATTGCTTGCAGTTTTCAAGGCATCAATCCCGTCACAAGACGACTGGGGCGCTCCATTGCGGCGAAGTTTGAAAGGCGTTCTGTAATGTGCTATGGTGGCGGAAATCCGCAGGAGGCGCGACATGATTGAGCA